TTGGAAATCTTGAACAAATGGTAGAGCTCGTTAAGCTTCCACTCAAGTCTGCATTTGGACAGTTTCCTGCAGAGGGAATTGTAGCAAGACCGTTTTATGAGCTGTTCTCAAGAAGTGGTGAGCGCATAATAACAAAGCTTAAGGTGAAAGATTTTTAAATGCGGGGTCGTCAAGATGGTAAGACACCAGTCTCATAAACTGGTTAAACATGGGTTCGAGTCCCATCCCCGCAACCAACATTCTTCGTACGTAAACGGCGGGGACGCCTGCCGTTCGGGTGGTCGGCCAAATTGCAGCGGGTGCTCAGGATAGGTCATTGGGATGCTGAGTGCGTACGGAGAAAGAATTTTAATGGAGGTTGGCAGACTGGGAAACGCAGCTGACTGTAAATCAGCCGCCTCGGCTAGATAGGTTCGATTCCTATACCTCCAACCACATATGAGGTTATATGAAAAATATGAACGTTCTTGAGATTGTAGAAGAGTATTTGATTAAATTTAATTTTGACGGATTGTTCAACAGTGACTTGGAGTGCGGTTGTTTTCTCGGGGACCTTTGCCCATGCGAGTCTGATTTCTGCCAGTGTGAACCCGGGGTAACGAAGGTGATAGACCATGCAGAGTTTGGACCAAACACCACGATAGTTGGTCCGAGAGAGGAAGACCAAGAAGAATGATAACGTTCATTGTAATTTGCCTGATACTGTTTGGATTGTACAATGCGTACGAAGCCTTTTGTGTTTTTAGAATATCACAGAGGCAAGACGTTCTACTGAAAAAGATGTCACTTAGCGAGATGGACATATTTGTTCGTGATGAGGTTATGCCAAAGATTGAAAAGGAGATGCGATGCGATACGCTGCTGTCCATCTTACAGAATCACCAAAGCCTTGGGCCGCTCGAATGGATGATGAGAAAGAAGACTGGTGTTCTCTAATCCAGCCAAACTGTTTTACGTGCGATGTGTGGTCAAAGTGTATGGAGCGTTATGCGCTTAAAAGTGAACGCGAGGCACTTATTGATTACCTCATGAACAATTCGACTCTTGTTGTGGCAGATGGAGTGTCATACTTCCTGACAAAAAAGGAGTCAATAAAGTTTCTCATCAAAGAGATAGGAGGTTCTATCTGTATGATATTTAAAACAATTTTCAAGAAAAACGTTCCTTGGACACGGTGACAAAATGTCGGACAAAATATGGGACATCATAACATGGTTGCTTGTTGTTATTGGCACGCTTATTGCAATACGTGTCACGGTGGCAATGAGAAACAGCCAAGAGCAGCCAATACAATACAACGGATTTCGTTCTTGGAACGAGTACAACCACTGCAAAAGACTGCACAAATTCCACGGAACAGATTCCTCAGAGAAAGATATTGACGGTAGCTGGGTGTTTTACCGGGAGGGACAGAAATGCGCATTGTGGGACCCGATGGTAAGGTCAGATTATTAACAGTTTTGTTAATTATCATGTTTGTAATCATGGCTATTATGTGCATTGCATCTTGCAAAGAGAGGGACGTTATGCCTTCAATTACATTTCAGGGAAATTCAGACTTATACAAGAGCTCTTCAGAGAGTTCTTACAAGTACAAGATTGAGCTTGACAACGGTAACGTCTACTACACAAATGAGTACTCGACATTTGACGACGGATATTCAATTGCGTTCAGAGACGAGATAGGTGGTAAAAGATTGATGCTAATTGGACACTCTGTCAAAATTACGTTCCTTCAAAGCGGAGGAGAGGATGCCTAAATGCTTCAGGACAATTGACCCGGTGCAAGAGCCCACTGATTGCATTCAAGAAAAATGTTCAGCTTGGATATCCAGTGGGAATTTTAGTGGCTGCGCGTTTGTTGTTGCCGCACAAACCACTGCACTCAAAAATTTTATTAAACTGCGCGAGGATTACAATGCAGGAAAGTCCAAGTCTCAAAGAGATAAAGAAAGAGATGGACGCAATGATGCAGAGGATTCTAAAAAAAATAATACAGAAGCTGGAGGAGTTCAGTAATGAAAGCAAAACTGATAGCTGAGCCTGCAATATACTGGCATGGCGACCAGATGATTCTTCACAACATGATTGACTATGCCGCTGCAGCACAGTGCGACATGTTTAAGTACCAGTGCTTTAATCCTGAAAGGCTTAGTCCTGCCTTCCAGCCGAAGAAGAAGTTCTATTCCAAATGCCAGCTTGACTCTAAAAGCCTGTCGGACGTTAAGAGCCACGTTGAGGCAAACGGCATGGAGTTTGTTGTTACAGTCAACACTCCAGACCGATTTATTTTCATGCGTGAGCTTGGCGTTGAGAACATAAAAATTGCCAGCGGCCAGCTGCATCCATCTCTTTTACAAGAGCTTGATAAGTACAAATGGAAGCGTGTTATTGTTTCAACTGGAATGCTCAATGAGGCTGACAAGCTTGACCAGATACGAGAGATACAATCAGCTGAAGAAGTTGTTGTGATGCACTGCGTTTCGTTGTATCCTCACAATGATAACGAGACAAACATGCAGCGGCTGCGCTCCCTTGACAAACGTATCGGACACGAGACAATCAATTATGTTCCAATTGTGTACGGGTACAGCGACCACACCATGGATGATTTGGCAAGTGTTGTTGCCGTGTCAATGGGGGCTAGGTATATAGAACGTCACTTCAAAACCGAGGCGTGCTTCGGACCAACCGTTCAAGTGTGTTGCAGCCCAGCAGAGCTTGCTAACTTCAGTGCGACTTTAAGGCGCATTGACTCTATCATTGGGTGCGGCGAGCTTGGTATGCAGCCACGTGAGTGGAATAGTTACGAGCACTACAAAAACAGGTTTCTTTTATAGGAGGTCTCATGGGCAGGAATAGGGTAAAGCAAACAGCTGTTATTATCCCCGACACACACGTTCCGCTACACAACAAGGCTGCTCTCAATTGTGTCTACAAAACCATTAAGATGGTACAGCCTGACATGGTTATGCACTTGGGAGACGTGGGAGAGTGGGACAGTGTCAGCGCGTGGAAGTATTCAAAGAAGAAGCGTCCACCGCTTGAGTACATACTTAAGGACTTGGAGAACGACAAGAAACAAGTAAACGCCATGCTCGATGAGCTGGACCACGTTTGTGAGATTGCTGGAGTACAAGACAAGATAGTGTTGATGGGAAACCATGAAGTATGGCTTAACAACTTTGTAGAGGAGCACGACAAGAATGAGCTCTACCTTCCTCAGTATAAACCCGAAAACATCATGGAGCTTCAAAATAGAGGATGGGTCTGGCACAAGCACGGTGAGTATGTCACAATTGGAGAAATCAGCTTCTATCACGGTGGGCACCATGCTGGTGTACACCATACTCGCATGCATTGCATCAATCTTGGTGCCAATGTTTTGTATGCTCATAACCATGGTGTTCAGCGTGATAGTCTGGCTAGTCTGCGTGGGGTGCATGCTGCTTTTTGTATTGGCTGTCTTAAGGACTGCCAAGGCGAAAATAACAAATGGCTTAAAGGGAAAAAGATGAACTGGTCTCACTCCTTTGCCATTGTGTACTGGAACTCTGACGGAACATTCCGCGTAGAGCAGATTGATATTACCGCTGGCGTTACCAACGTGTGGGGCAAGTGGATAGATGGCAACTAAACATCTGTGGTGGATATCGCTTCCATATGCCACTGGCCTTCTTGAAACAGAAGACTACATCGTGAAGCAGGCACCTCCGTATTTCAGAAGATATAAAGGGACTGACATTGCCAGAGTCATTGGTGAGCTCAAAAAACAAAAAGGATTTATCGTCAAGCAAGTTAACGAGGACTGTAATGGTGACGGAGAAGATTTCATGTGAGGAATGCGAAGACCTTTCGTGTTCCATTACTTCTGTTCCTACTCTTGATGGCCTTCAAGATACTGTTCACAAGCTCAGATATGCTGCTTCCGACAAAGAGACGTGGTCTCAGACTGTTCTTAGGACAGCAAATGCCATTTCTATGTCAGAGAAGACTCCTGAGTTGTGTGCCAAATTTGGTCAGGCTTACTACAACATGATGGTCAGGTTCGACTTTGTTCCGGGAGGGAGAATACTTCGTAACTCCGGGAAGCCAAAGGGCAACCTTTTAAATTGTTTCGTTCTTGGAGTTGAAGACAATATTGAGAGCATTGCGCTGGACTGGTACGGACCCGGGATGATAGTGTCTAAGTACGGTGGAGGCATAGGGTTCAATGTTAGCTCATTGCGCCCCGAGGGCGAGCAGCTCAAAACTCAGGGAAACAACTCATTCGCAACTGGACCAGTCTCATTTGTTGATGGGCTAAATCATGTATTGCGCCTGATACGTGGGGGTGGCGATAGACGAGCAGCTGGGTTGGCCCTTCTTGAGGTTTGGCATCCCGAGATATTCAAGTTCATCAATTCAAAGCACGAAGATGGAAAGCTTGAGAATTTCAATCTAAGCGTCGGCGTTAATGATGCATTTATTAAGGCTGTGCGTGGAGGAAAGGATTGGGAACTAGCGTTCGGAAGTAAGAAGTATAAAACAATAAAAGCAACTGAGCTTTGGGATTACATCGTAAAGCATGCTTGGGAAGTTTCTGAGCCGGGGATAATAAACTTTGAGAAGATGCAGAGGGAAAACAATTTATGGTACTGCGATACCATATCCTCTACCAATCCTTGCGGAGAGCTTCCCCTTCCAGTAAACTCTGCATGTTGTTTAGGAAGCATTAACCTGAGCAATATGTATGATGAGAAGAAGAATGAAGTAAACTGGAAAAAGCTCAGGGATACCATCGCCCTTTCAGTTAGGTTTCTTGACAGTGTTCTTGACGTTAGCTATTATCCGATAACACAAATCGGATTAAACGTTCAGGCCGCTCGCCGTATTGGTCTTGGCACGATGGGGCTTCATCACCTTATGCTTAAGCTTGGCATTAAGGAGTATGGTTCAGATGAGGCTCTTGAGTTTATAGATGAATTTTACAGGAGGTTCCGTGACATTAGCTATCTGGCTTCTTCTGCGTTGGCTCTCGAAAAGGGGTCTTTCGATAAGTTTGTTGCTGAGAAATTTTTACAGGGAACATTTCCTTCCACTCTTCCAAGGAGAGTAAGAACTTCCATTAGGGAGAATGGCATGCGGAATGGAACCGTTCTCTCCATTGCTCCCACTGGTACTATCGGTCTGCTTGCTGGAACAAGCCAAAGCCTTGAGCCTATATTCGCCCCCATATACAAACGAAAGTATTACGAGGGAAGAGAGGTTAAAGAGGTAACTGAGTTTGACACTCTGTTCAAAGACTTTGTCGTTAAAGGAAAAGACGTAAGCCATTTCATTGGCGCGACTGAGGTTTCACCAAAACACCACATTGAGGTTCAGAGTACTGTTCAACAGTATGTAGATAACTCAATATCAAAAACAATAAACATAGAGAAAGACTACCCGATTGGCAAGCTGAGCTATCTGTTACTCGACAACATTGACGACATCAAGGGGACCACTATATATAGGCGTGGAAGTAGGAAGAGCGAGATATTAACCCCATGCGAGTATAAGCTTCCTAATGAACAGCTTCTCAAGCTTTTGAAGAAATGAGACAACATGGAAAAGACACTTCCAGAAATACCGGAGCATGTATTTGCCGTGGTTGTTTTTATTGACCCAACGTACTCTTCTGGATGGACAGAGCGTTCAGAGCTCCCCAATGCAAATGATGTTATACATGTTGGTGCTGGTGTGCTTGTTGAGGAAGACGAGAAGGGTATAACATTGGCCCTTATGACCGGGCTGTTTGACAGCGACAAAACTGGTGACGTTTTGAACCCGCTTCGTATCCACCGTAGCGGAATACTTCTAATGGATAAATTCACGTGGAGAGATTATAATGAAGTCAGAAGACGCAATAAGAAAATTCAAAAATGTATTAACCAAAAGATTTCAGATTTTTGCAAGGAAGAACATTGATTACGGCAGCAGTTTCTCTGTCGATGGAATAGTCGGCATAGTTATCCGTGAGGGCGATAAGCTCATGCGGCTCAAGACAATATCCCAAAAGGGGCATGTTATACGTGTTAAGGAAGAGGGGCTTCGTGAGCTTCTTAGGGATATAGCCAACTACTGTGATATCGGGCTTCTTCTTCTCGGGGATGGTAATGCACAAAAAACTACTAATCGCAGTAACAAACAGAAGCAGTTACAACAAGGTAAAAACAATCGTTCAAAATCTGTACGATAACATTGACCCTGTTTTTCTGCTTGGCGGTGGCGTAAACATCTACAGGTATGCTGGGATATCACACCTTATAGAGCGTGACTTTCCAGACGCAGAAATCAAAACCGTGCACATGGCAGTTGAGGGTGACGACCTTACTAAAATGTCAAAGACGGTTGGTCTCGGGCTAATTGAAATAGCAACCCTAATAGACAACATCAATGTAGACGCCGTGTTAACAGTCGCAGATAGGTTTGAAACGTTGGCAACTGCAATAGCATCGTCCTATCGAAACGTTCCTCTTATTCACCTGCAGGGCGGCGAGCAGACTGGTACAATAGACAATAAGGTTCGCAATGCGGTTTCTCAGCTTGCCGACATACACTTTCCAGCTACACAAGATGCTTCATATAGGCTTGAGCGTTTGATAGGCGCAAAGTGTAAACATATATATCCATATGGATGTCCTTCCATGGACCTCCTGATTGCAAGGGAAGACTCACGCAGGATAAGAAACGAACGTAAAATAGAGACCGCCGTTAATGAAGATGCTATTAGCTCAGCAACCGCTCATGCAACTTCCACGATAAACTCCAAGGGAACTGGAGCGTGGATAGATGCAAGCCTTCCTTTTATTCTTGTGCTTTTCCATGGTGACACTACCGACGATGCTTTTGTTCGTGGTGCCCATTCCCTTCCTTCCGCTTTAGATAAAGTGGATTGCCAGAAGGTTGTGTTCTGGAATAATATCGACCCCAATGGAGAGCACATTGCCAAAATCTGGAGAGAGCATCAAGGCAAACACAGGGACGATACAAGGTATATACGGCACATAGAACCCGAGGACTTTGGAGCCATATTGTCTATCTGTGGAGCCGTTGTTGGAAATTCCTCCACTGGAATACGCGAGTCTTCATTCTTGGGAACGCCATCTGTTAACATAGGATGGCGTCAAAACAACCGTGAACATGCAGATAATTGCATGACAATACCAATGAAGGAGAGCGCAATTGTTGAAGCCATTAACAAACAGTTGCATGTTCGTTATAAGCCGTCAGACCTTTATGGAGACGGTAAGGCAGGGCAACAAATAGCTTGGAGGATAAGCAATGTCTTATGGAGCTAACAATTGGGACGCCTTCTGGAATCACAACACCAAGGTTCTGTCTCCTTCGCAGAAGACTCCGTTCATGAAAAACTTTGCTGTCATGTGTGATATTCTCCGTGACTACTTTGATTTCAGGTGGGAGTTTGGAGGATTGAAGACTCTTGAGATTGGAGCTGGGCGTGGAACCATAAGCGATATGTTTAAACAAAGGGCTTGTAACACAACCTGTTCTGATATATTCGGAGTCGGGCATGAGGTTACTAAGCAAGCTGCCGCAAACCATAGGTACATTCAGCACGACATTCTTCGTGACCAACCACTTGAAGAGAAGTTTGACATCATCATTACGTACGGTCTTCTTGAGCACTTTGATACCGAACGAAAGATAGAAATATTTCATAATACATATCAGATGCTCAGCGACCCCGGTATAGAGCTCCACTATGTTGTTCCAAGAAAATGGACAAATCGGGGAGAGAGTAAGGACGTGTACCGTGATAGGTGCAAGGACTTGCTGAGCCTTGATTATCTGCAAAACAAGCGAAGCGGAATTGTGCACGTGTTTCCTTATTTCAAGAAAATGAACTGGGTTTGTTCAGGTTTGTTTTCAAAGGGCTTCATCATATGGAATGGGAGGTAGTCTTAACACAAATGGATAAAGGAATGAAGATACTTGCGCTGGTTACCGCTAAGGCAAATTCTACAAGGGTTGCCCATAAGAACAAATACATTGTTCACGGCAAGCCACTTTACAAGTGGACCGTTGAGTTCATTGAAAGCTGGAGAAGTCTCTTCTTTGAGGACGCCATATTCAGCTCTGACAATCCATTTTCGTTTAGACTGTTTGGTGGATGGATAATATGCAAGAGACCAAAGTATTTAATACTTGATGACACACCGCATATTTTGTCTGTCAAGCATGGCTTGGAATTTGCAGAACATTGCACCGGGAAAACATATGACGCAGTGTATTTGTTCCAGCCTACCAACCCAATAAGAAACCAGAAGATGCTCGCTCACGCTACGACTTTACTTGATTATCACGGAAGCGATGAGCCGTATTTATCAAGGTGTATATACCGTGATGACAACTTACAAAAGAAGTACATCGTCGGTGCCAATTGGAACAAAGACGAGGGTGGGAGCCCATTTATCAAGAGCGGTTCACTCTATGTTTATAACAGGAGATACCTTCTTGATGGAGACTGCACAAAAACAATTCCCAAAACAATGAACATGGTTGTTGATAAACGTTGTGGATACAATATCAATGATGAGACTGACCTGCATATCACAGAAGCATTCATGAAAGAACTGGGGATACCATATGGATATGAAGGTTTTTACGCTTAAGAACAATGACAGGATGTCTGACTTTGACATACATTCTGCAACATCTCTTTGCCTTCCAGATAATGATGGCAGGAGAGTCTTGCTGGTTGTTCCAGACCATACTAGGAAATTCAGCAGGTTTGAGTCAACATTGCTTAATTGCTCACAGAAAAAATATGGCAAAGATATGGTTGACATTGCCATAGCAACTGGCATGCACAGACAAAGCACCCTCTCTGAGGCTTTACTCAAGTGGGGCTCAGGTGTTCTTGACTGTGAGATTTTTCAGAACAATCCGAACGTACGTGAAAATACAGTTGATAAACTTAAACGTAACGAAAACTATTTTGTCATTGCATACAGTAACCCGCTTCCACACAATCATGTTGGCATGAGCGGTGGGTTTAAACTTTTAATGCCGGGTTTCGCATGCCTTAAGGATACGGCATATTTTCATGGGACATCTCGCGAGGCTGCTCTTTCAATGCAGGAGGTATTTAAAAATGCAATTGATTACTGGATAGGGTGTGCGTATGACCACCATGGATACGTGCTCGACCTTTGTTTTGCTGAAAAGAAATACTACTTCGACCAGTGGGTTTTAGCATGTCGCAATTACTACAAGGTTGAAATACCGAAAGAGCTACCAGACGTTGCATTGCTTACCCCAAGGATAAAGGATGCTGACTTCATATTGGCAATGAACTCTCTACTTGTCGCAAAGGACTATCCAATAGTTAGGGAGGGGGGAGTCATTGCAATAGAAGCAGACATGACAGACGGCATAGGTGTTCACTATCTTTTCCAGAAGCCCAACGGAGCTGTTGATATTTATTATGATAAAATATTTGAAAAAGAGTTGCGCAATTCTGAATTTCATGTTATAACTACTGGAGCAACTCAACGTGCAATGCAACGTTTTTTTGACAACAAATATGTTGTTGTTCACGAAAACATGTTTGAGTTTCAGCAGTTTCTTTACGATATGTTTGAAGGCCATTGTTTGATACACAATTATATCGCACCCGAAATGATGATAGGAGAACAGCATGCAACAGAAACCTTATGACATTAACATGGCAAGCTTGTCGAGAAGATACCCGTTACTGGCTAGGGCGATACACGAGCTCAAAGACGATGGAACAGTTCGCGTTTCCAAGAACGCAAAGAACATGCCATACTGTACCATTAGAACTCCCGATGGTGCTGAGTGGTTGCCGCACGACAAGAGCGAGCCACAGCTTGAGGGGGAGTCTTTCGCAAGGGTGGAGATAGGTGCAACTTCCAAGCACGCTAACATTATCCTGATTTACGGGCTTGGTCTCGGGTATCAGTTTGAGTCAATATTCAACAGGTACAATGCTCCCGGAGCAATCTTCATTGTTATCGAGAACAATCTGCAGCTGTTTAAAAAGTACGTAGAGAACAAGATTGTTTTCATGAACAACCCACAGGGTCAGCAGGTTGGAGTTCTGTTTGACATGCCGAACGTTCACTTCCTGATTGGCCTGCCGCATGACGAGCTCTATAACATGTTGTTTGACATACTGCACTTTTCAAGTGGGAGCGTATTTTCTACGTTTGAAATAATAGAGCATCCCGTTTTGATACGGTTTAACAAGCCGTACTACAAACCAATTAATGATATCGTATCACGTGTGTGTTATGATATCAGGAGTTCTTTCGGAAATGACCCTGAAGACTCTTGGCTTGGCATGGACCACATGCTTCAGAACACTGACCTGATTTGCGAGAGCCCGGGCATTATAACTCTCAAGGACAAATTCAAAGATTTTCCAGCATTGATTGTGGCCACTGGTCCATCACTCAACAAGAACATCCACCTTATTAACAAGTTTAAAAATAAGGCTGTAATATTTGGTGCTGACGCCTCAATCAATACGTTCATGAAATACGTCAATGAAGACGGAGAGAGGGAACCAATTGTTCCAGACATGGTAACTTCCCTTGAACGCAGCCCGACAACGCACAGACACTTCGCTCAAATACCAAAAGAGAATTGGGGTCCGCTCCTCGATACGTTTCTCTGTGCATGCCCCGTTGTGAGGCCAGACGTGTACGATAACTGGCACGGAAAGTACTGCATGATGTATAGGGATTTTTCTCACTTCCATTGGCTTGGCGTGGATAAGGGCACGCTCAATACTGGAAAGTCTGTGACAAACTTGGCTTGGAAAGTAGCCGAGTATATGGGCTGCAATCCAATCATTCTTGCTGGACAGGACCTCGCCTTTGCCCGTGACGGTCAGACACATGTCAAGGGGGCCACACACGCCAGTGAGGGACTAAAGAAGTCGCCGCTTATCCAACAGAAGGTTACAATCATGGGATATGACGGGCAACCAATCGAGTCCCTTGATACATGGGTTGGCATGAAGAAAAGATTTGAGTATGACATCTCAAGGAACCCCGAGATTTTTTGCATTAACGCAACAGAAGGAGGCGCATTAATAGAGGGCTCATACCAAATGCCATTGCAGGAAGTGCTTGACCTGCTAAGTGAGGAGCGTCCAGTAAAAAAGCTTCTTGACGAGTATATGCCGAAGCCAACACCAGAGCAGATTGCCTCCGACAAGGAAACAATCAAGAGCCGTATTGACAGGGGATATATATACATCAATCAGGGTATCAAGAAAATAGAGAACATTACAATGATTGTGGAAGAGGCTATGAAGGAGATGAATGCTGGTCGCCTTCCACTGAACAGGTATGAGAGTTTTGCAAGAACAATAACCATGGAAAAGGCAGACTTGTTCAATGACGATTATTGCTGGTACGCAATGATGCACGTTATGCAGTCTTGGATAATGGGCAGGGACAATATCCTGAGAGCATGCAATGATATGTACAAGGGAAAGGAGCTGATGGCGACAAAGCTTCTCAAGCTGTACGAGCTATTCCGTGGTATGAAAATGCTTTACGAGAAGGTATTCAACGGCACAAGGGAGATGTATTATGAGCACCCAAGCAACCCAAAAGCTTTGCCGAATTTGCAGGAGTCCCCTTACACAAGAGAATTGGAAAGACTCCAGACGCAAAAAATATGATTACATATGTCAGGCGTGCTCAACAGAAAAGGTGAAGGCCCTGTTTAAGGAGCCACGCAAAAGATTTATGGGCAAGTTCAACGTGATTGAATGCGAGGGGACTTACCCTGTCATTGAAGTTAGGCGTGGGCATAAGCCAACCCTTAAGGAGATGGCAGACGCCACAGAAGAATTTCGAGTTAAGAAGGTTATGGCGTTATGCAAAAGCGGGAACGACGATAAGGCCAGAAGAAAAGCCATAGAGTATTTGTTGAAATGCTGGGACAAGCTTGCCCCCAATGATGCGGCAGATGTTATTAACCAAGCCAACAAAATGCTGCAGGCGAAGGGTGTAGACGAGGACGTTAAAATTGGAATAGCCATAGCCATTAAAAACTTTACTGGCGTGAAAGATTCCAAGAAGGAAACTACTCTTACGTTTGAACAAATGCTTGAGAAAGGTGGATATGTTGAAATCGACGAAGATGGACAGCACAAGACAACAGGAGCTGACGAGTCTTTACTATGAGGATATCCGCAAGCAGCACGAGGATGGTATGCGTGAACTCAAAGGTAACAGGCTTGCAATGTCATATCTTGTTAGCCGTGGGGTTTTACCTGACACCATAGATGCATTCAAGCTTGGCTCTGCAGAGGGTGGGCGTCGCGTCATGTTCCCACTATATGCGTGCGACGACGGAAAGTTCAGCACTGTTGCTGGATTTCAGTTGCGTGCAGTTGATATGAGCGAGCCTAGATATAAGAATACTCAGAACTCTTCTTTCTTCAAGAAGGGATACAGCATTTTCGGTATCAATGTTGCAGCTCCCTACATAAAGGAAAGGGGTGTTGTGTATGTAGTTGAAGGGACATTTGATGCAATGGCAATGTACCAGCGTGGATACTACAATACAGTTTCAATTATGGGTTCGCACATTTCAGATGTTCAGGCTTTAATACTCGGTGAATTGTGTAGGAATGCTGTTCTGTTGTTCGATGGAGATGCTCCGGGCTATCATGGCATGGCAGACGCATGCGCCCCTCTGGTTGCCGCAGGGTTCTGTAACACTATTGCTCTCATCCTTCCGGGAGGTTATGACCCAGCATCGTATCTTAGCGAGCACTCAACGATACTTGACCTTGACATGGAGCATCTTACTGAGCTATGGATTAAAGTGAGGTCTCAGGGCACTGGTCCGGTTGAGGCTAAGTATAACCTCATTAAGGAGCTGGTTAATTCTTATGCTTGCAACTCAGACAAAGAATCGTTTATTGATGCTGTTACGAGGGTTATAAATGAAGTTTGATTTGTCTCGTATGCAGGACTTTGAGTATTACTCCAAGATGCTGCTAAGAATACAAACTGGCCGTGGGCTTGTGCCGTTCGATTTTTCACAGCGGTATGTCCAGACTAAAATAAATGCAGAGTGGGAGAAGTGTCTTAAGAATGGAGAGCCAGTTAGGTTCATCATTTTAAAAGCAAGGCGTCACGGAGTTTCTACTTATGTTCAGGGGAGGATGTTTCAGGGTTGCCATACCCAGCCCCACAGGCAGGCGATAACCATTGCTGCAGACGACGAGGGATGCTCGTATATACATAACATGTCTCAGATATTTTATGAGTATCTTCCACCAGAGTTGAAGCCAGCAACAAAACAGAAGAACATCCACAAGATGGTTTTTGACTATCCCAAGACAAGAATACAAAAAGAGGGTGGTAAGAATTATGGACTTAAGTCTTCCCTCAAAACTGTCTCTTGTACAAATAAAGCTGGGTTGGGTACTGGTAACCATTTCATTCATTTTAGTGAGTACGCCATGTACCGAGACGCAGACGGAGTTCGTAAAGCTGTTATACCCACAGCCTTTAACGAGCCCGGAACGTTTGTCGTCATTGAAAGCACAGCCAATGGAATGACTGGTCCCGGAGAAGCTTTCTACACTGAATGGAAGCTTGCCAAGGAAGGAAAGAGCGTGTTCAAGCCATTGTTTTATTCGTGGCTACAGCACGAGGGATACGTAATGGAGTTCTCCTCTGATGCAGATAAGAGAGAGCTCGCTGGTACTTTGAACCTCGAAGAGCGTGAGCTTAGGGATAAACACAAAGCAACCCTTGAACAGTTAAACTGGAGAAGATACCAGATAAAATTTCTCGGTGGTAACACCGGGGACCAGACTGGTGCAATAGAAGCATTTCACGAGCAGTATCCTACCACTGATGAAGAAGCGTTCATAGTAAGTGGACGAAGCGTGTTTAGTAGGGCAATTCTAAAGCTGTATTACAATCAATGTAAAGACCCGATAGCAAAGATGTCCGTGGTTAGTGGAAGGCTGCGTGAAGACCCTGATGGCGACCTGTGGGTATGGGCTTTCCCCGAACCAAAAGCAGAATACGTTGTATCGGTTGACCCATCTAGCGGAGAGCCCGGTGCCACTGACTTTGGGTGCATAGAAGTTTTTCGTGTTGGACAAATAAACAAGGGTGACTGGGGAGAGCAGGTTGCTGAGTGGCACGGCAAATGCGATGCTGACGAGCTTGCAAAGATTGCTCATGTACTTGGCATGTTTTACAATACTGCACTTGTTGCTCCAGAAATATTTGGTTATGGTCATGCTGTTCTCGGCGCATTGCTTAAGGGTGACTATCCAAACATAATAAGGAGAACACAGCTTGACGCTATAACTAAAACATATTTAAACAAATATGGATGGAACACCAATCCAACAACCAAGCCGTCTATGTTAACTCTCGGAAGATGGGTTGTTAATAACAAGATGGTTGTTATACGAAGCGAACCTCTTGTCATGGAAATGATTACGTTCGTTCGGGAGGAGGGCGGTGCTGGTGCTAGTGCCTATGGCAGAGGCAAGGATGATAGGGTTATGGCTTTCTTAATCATCTTGAAGGCAATGGAACAGGAGTACGGAGACCATGACCCCGATACCGTTGGGGTAGAGCAGCCAAAGCCCATTGCAGACGAGATTGGAAGTAAGGCAAGAGACAAGATGTATTACGATACGTTTTGGGACGACAACCCTGATGGTAGACCACATAACAAAAAATCTTTTCTTGACCTATAGGAGATTACATGAGATACGAAATGGAAAAAAAGAAGTGCGACGTATGCGGTTCAGACAATAACAAAGTCCTGTGGGAACAGATGAATGATGGGACCAATGTGCAGTTGAGGGGCGATGACGGGAAGGCTTTCCATAACATAGATGTAATGTGTATGGACTGTGGAACAATCTACAAGAACCCGTCCTTTACTCGCTCTGAGCTTGCAAGGTTTTACCGTGAAGACTATTCAGCTCTGTTCAGGCCCGGTTGGGACAAGTCAATTTCTAAGAGCATGCTCACATACACGCTCACATCTGCCATTATGGCAATAGATTGGCTCAAGGCAAGGCTTCCGCTTCATGGAAAGAGAGTCCTTGAGATTGGCTCTGGTGACGGAGTGTTTGCAAGATGCTTATCCGCTGAGGGGGCAGATGTTACCCCCATTGACATGGATGCGCGAGCCGTTGAGGTTGCCCAAAAGCTCCACGGCATTGCTACCATTCAGGAAGATTTTATGTCTGGTGCGGAAAAGTGCTGCAAGTACGACATTGTTTGTCTTCGCAACACACTGGAACACATGTACAGCCCGAAGGAGGCACTGCTCAGGGCCTCTGAATATATGACTGACGACGGCACCATGTTGATTGAGGTCCCATCTGCTGCAATGCCGTACCCAGCCATTAATGTTGGAGCATTCCTTAGTGCTGCCCACAATTATACGTTCCTCCCCGAGACCATCACCCTTCTTGCCAATAAGTGTGGACTTGGAGTCCGGGATATACAGTTCTCCGGGCATAACTCATGTATGCTGATATTACTAAATAAAGATAAAGAACACCACACATTCATAAACCTTGCTGAAGAAATCTATGCGTTTCTATTAGAACGCTATAAAGAGCACAATGAAATATTTTTTCAGAAAAGGGATATAATTTTAAAACTTTTAGACTCGTCAAACGTTTCTAATAGTGTAGATGTAATAAAATCATACAAGCATACTTCAAATCTTATAACGTTCCACTTCCTGTCATCTCTCCCTGCCAATAAGTTTGGCTTGAAGAAAATGTCAGAAATATTCGATAGTTATGCGTGGAGCAACGCTCAGGCAAGTGACATACAGTGTTGCGCAGCTACCTTTGAATACTTCCGTGGAATGTTTTATCGTGAGATGGGTGACTTCACCCGGGCAATAGACCAGTTTAAGAAGGCTCGCTTCCTTTATCCACAGTTCATGGAACACAACGTTGTTAAGGAAATGCTCCTTGAGGGTATACTATCAGAGCAGAGCTTTCAGGAGTACTACTGGTACAGTAACGAGAAGACATGTCGTGATATAGAATAGCGAGAGATGTTTAGCCATGGGCAGGAAGATTATGCTACGCTTAGGAAAACAAATACAGAATGCACTCCAAAGGAGAAGCAAATGGCTACAATCGCAAAGCCAAGAAACACAATCAATAACGTCAAAGATGACTTCTTCGACCCCCAGCCCGGACCAGCCCAAGAAATTGTCAAGCCCTCCCAAACCCCAAGGGGTGGAATGGGAAAACCAAAAGCAGTGCTCGAAGACGACAAACTCACAAATGCCGGGCAATACGGAGATAAAGAAGATGAGCAAAAGACTATCGACAAAGGAGTTGCTGTTGATGAACCCCCAGCTGCAGGCACTAGCGATAAGCCTGTTGATACAGACGGCAAAGCTGGTGGGGAGGGGTATAAAAAATCTGTATCTTTACTTGAGCAAGAAGAACAAAAGCGAAGAGCAGCCTTCTCAGAACTCAAAAGACGCGCAATAAATCAGGGTGCCGAAGAGCTTCTTTCATGCCTCGAACCAAGTGCTGCAAATGAATATCGCATTGCGGCCATGGAGTATGGCGTAAAAGATATTGGCATTTATGTTTTGGGAATACTTAACCGCCTTGCCAAAGAGGTTGACTTTAACAATCCAGACCTCGAAGTGGAATGGCAGAATGGTGTTGTTGGGTATACTGACACTCTTCGGTGTAATTATTGTGGCAAGGAGATTGTCAATCCAACAAAACTGAAACAGAAGTTCTGTTCAAATTTGTGTGCAAAGTATTATCGTGAGCAGGGTGACACCGGGGTTGTGTATCCCGATGAACATCGCACTGAACGCCCGACCCCGGAAGACGAAGAGCGAACCGCCTACGAGGCTGAGCTGCAAAGGACAGGGGGTTAATGGATGGCCGAGCTTATAGGTACTGAGCCAGACAAGATTAAGGCTTACCTTGAAGAGCTTGACACTGAGATGGACTCTTTTAAAGAAGAGTACGTCTCCAAGGGATGGGACTCTTTGCCAGACTTTTACCGTGGGAAATCTCATTGGCACAAGGAGAGGCCGAGTCATAAAGTTTCTCCTGTGTTAAATTTTCTCCGTCAGGCAATAGAACGCAAGACTTCCCAAATGACTGACACGAAGCCATTCATGTCAATCCTTCCGTTCTATGACCCCCTCACAAGAACCGCCGAAGCCCTCGAAGATATCATTGCCAGCAAGTGGTCTGAGCAATCCCTTGACATGACTCTTACCGATGTTATTTTCTTTGCCGAGCTCTTTGGTGGTTGTGGTACGAACACCACTTACAACAAGGAGCTGCTTCACGGCATGGGAGACAGCACCTTCCAGTTAATTGACCCTCGTTATCTTAACTTTGACCCGGCCTGTACATCTGCTTATTTCCTTGATAGAGCAGAGTATGTTCGCATTGAGGACATAAAGCCAACCTCGTTGCTTCATTACATGTACCAGCCATACATTGACCAGATTAAGGCAGACGCTCCGGTTGACTTTTATACTCCAGAAAAAAGAAACTATGACCGTAAGGGAAGGATAATCAGAAAGGTAATAAATAGAATTAAAAACAAAAAGACAGGAGCCCTTGACAGGTCACTTGTTCGTGAGTACTGGCTGCAAGACAGAACCCTTGTTGGTGGAAAGCTTAAGTACCCGGGAGGCAGGCACATCATTGTTGCTGGAGGAGCCATTGTTGTTGATGAAAAAAATCCCTATTGGGATAACAAGTTCCCTACCGACATGCTTGATTGGCACCGCAATCCAGATAGTGCTTGGGGAGATGGAGAGCTTGAGGACCTAAAGCAACTGCAGGTCCTATTGAATAAACTTGTTGCTATCATAATTGAGAACGGCATCATGCAATCCAATGGCATGTGGATTGGAGATAACAATGCATTGAAGCCAGACGAGTGGAATAAGTTAGACAACGTTCCCGGGTTGAAAGTTAAGAAGAAGCCCGGGAGCGAGTTAAGACGTGAGCCCGGAGTTCCCGTACCGCCAACCGTATTCAGCACCATCCAGTATCTTGAGAATGCAATTGAGAAATTGGCTGGCAACACAGAAGTGGTTCAGGGCGGTGCCCCCGGTGAGGTTAAGAGCGGCATAGCAATTGAAGCTTTGCAACAGGCCGCTATGGCGATAGTAAGACTTAAGGCCAGAGCCATGGAGTCTTTACTTGAGCGGATAGGGCAGAAGATGATTGCTCGCATCTTCCAGTTTGAAAGTGGAGACAGGCAGATGTTCCGCATCAAGAACGACAAGAATTATGAGGCTTTCAATTATGTCGGTAAAATACTCCGTGGAGAAGATAAAGAGGCAAAGAAGTTTTTAAAGAACCGTGAGGATGCTTGGAAGAATTTTCTATTCAAGATAAGGCCGGGAAGTTCAATGGCCATGAACAAATGGCAGGAAACAGCTATTGCAATGCAGCTGTATCAAGCGCAGCCAAAGCCCCTCATTGATAGGGAGGGAGTGCTTGATATGATTGAACTGCCAAACCGTACTGAAATTCTAAACAGGATGATTGCTCAGGAACGTATGGACCAAGAGAATGCAATAGCAATGATGGCCATGCAGGCTAATGCTGCTGCCAACAGAGCTGGTGCAGCTTCTCCTGAAGGTCAACCAAATGGTGGTAAGGGTGGCTCAGCTCCTAATGCGCCAATACCTCCAAACAGTCCTCACGCTGACCAAGCTGCGAGGGAGTCTTTAAGTAAAGGACAGGGCATTGCAAGATAAGGGGGAAGTATGGGCGGTGTAATGAAAGTTAATGGCAAGGTTGTTTATTCTGACCTCGGAAAGCCCGTAGCGAAACAGACTCAGCCACGGCCTACATCAACTACGACAAGCGTTCAGCCTACTCTAGGGATTGCCGAGTATTCTCCAGCTGAAGTTAAAGAGAACGCAGCTATCCCCAAGCAGCATCGCGTTGAGGAGATTGCTTCAAAGATTCCTTTCGTCGATGCAATAAGTTCCAAAATAAAGGAACGTTATAAAAAGGCAAGTGACATAGAGTAGATGTATGCCAGTAAAAATTACCAAGTTAGGTGGTGGTAAGGTCCGGGTATCAACTCCCGGCGGTGTTAAGTCCAAGTCAACTACCATGAAGAAAGCGCAAGCTCAGAGGCGGTTGATACATGGCATAGAGCACGGCTGGAAGCCAACCGGGAAGCCTTCCAAAAGATAAGTATTAATGGATAGTCGAGACCCAGTACGGTGCTGGACATCAAGACTTCCACAAGAGAAACGTTCTTGCAATCCAAGGACACTTTCCTATAATCGGGCAGATTCCTGACTAGGAAAATCAGTCGAAAGGAGAAATGGACATGGGTAATGAGGCGAATGGCTCACCCTCTGGCGACGGGAAATCTGCAGAGGACAAGGGCGAACAGAAGTTTGACCTCAGCAAAGTCAAGTTGGACGAACTCCCTGACGAAATCAAAGAACAAGTGAAGGGGTTCCAAGCCGATTACACCCGCAAGACTCAGGCACTTGCAGCTGAAAAGAAAGACATGGAACAAAAGCTGAAACGTGCAGATGAGTGGGACAATTGGTACGAAAGAAACAAGGACACCTTACAGCAGTTCAACGATTATGCAAAGAAAGTAGCCAGCGGAGAAAACGTGCACCGAGACAACAGACAGCCAGACCCGGATAACGGCGACGATGGCAATGACGATGACGACGAGCTTTTTGGAGACAAGAAACTCAAGAAGGAAGTTGCCCAGCTCAAAACCGATTTGGCTTCTGGAAGGCAGGAGATACAGCAGACCATAGCGGGTAGCAATCAGATGCTCATTGACCTAATGGAGGAGATACAGGTCGGTGAATACCCGTTCAAGATAAACCCCAAAAAGGTTATCGAATTTGCCAGAGCCGAGGGCGTCGTGAATGTTAAGAAGGCAATTCAGGGCGCATATAAAGACGAGCTCATCGAGGCAGAGGTCAAGTCTCGTGTCGAGGCCAAGCTTAAGGAAGAAC